GACCTCGTCCCTATCGCTGACCCCTTTCAACAACAACTCCCGACGATGCGCGGCCTCGGCATTGATGAGAGCCTTTTCACCCTGATAATAAAGGCCGCTTACATTTTTGAGGTCTTTATATAACTGGCGTTCGGCAGTGAGTTTCTCGGCAGCCGTACGTGTCGCTTCCTTGGCGGCCTTCTCTGCCTGGGCCTTCTCCTCTTTTTTCAGCTTCTGCTCCAGATCGAAATCGGCTTGTGCGAGCTTTCTGATCTCGTCATACATTTTATTCTCGGCAGTGGTGGTTTCCGCCGTGTACCATTTTGCCAAGGTCACGGCAGCGACGCCTGCTTTCTCTTTTTCCGCCGCCTCAGAATCAATCCGAATGATCTCTTTTTCGTAGGCTGTTTTCCCGTAGCCGTCGATCTCGACGTAGGCTTTGCGGATTTCCTCGACGGTTGCTTTTTCGGCCTGTTTGCGGATCTTTTCTTTTTCCTTTTCGGCCTTTTCATTGTCCTCAATTTCCTTGGCCTTGAAGTTTGCTGTAGCATTGTATATGGTTTTCCCTGATGCGAGGGCCGCCTTTGTTTGCAAGTCATATTTTACAATCGAATCGGCTATGCCGTCCGTCAGGATGTCGCGGTTTTTCTGGCTGAGAACTTCCACCTGTTTAAAATTCTTTTTGGCCTCATCCCAAGCCACCTTCGCGACGCTCAACTGCCCAGTCGCAAGCGCACCAGCCGCGACAACGGCATTGCCGATCATTTTTGCAAGCTCATACGTTAAGGAAATGGAATTGCCCAAGAACTCGCCGATCGGCTTAAGGGCAGCCAGTACGCCTCCCCATCCATAGGCGATGACCCCTACGAGTTGCCCAACATCTTTTAATATCGGGCCGAAACCGGACAGTGCATTCCAAATCGCTATGATGGTATTCGCCACCATAGACCATGCCACGGAGATCCCGGCGCTGATCGTCCCTTTTTGTTCAACAAATAGGGCATTCAGACCCTGGACGCCCTGGATGATTTCCCCGTACGCTACGAGCATCCCGGCTCTCAGTACCTGCGTCACGGTAGTGTCGATGGTCGATTTAACTGCCTGCCATTGATTTTCGAGCAGTGAAGTTGCAGGGCCGAAACCGGACAGAAGGTCCCCGATATGCTCAAGGACCGTGCCCTCATTTCTCCATAGCTTCAGATGGTTCTCGATCTGCGGATCAATAGCTTTGAGCGTTTGCAGCATCATGGAGTTCTGCTGGTTTGTGCCCGTCATTAAACCCCGGATTTCCTGATTGATCTGCATCATGATGGCCTGCCCTTGGGTCATAAGCGGCAAGGCGTTTGATATCCGCGTGAAACTCTCTATCTGTTTGGCGTTGGAGGCATCCAGAAAAACACCGGACCGGGCGAAGGCGTTGGCAAGGGTGGTTGTTTCCTGTCCGGAAAGAAGAGTTTTCGCGGCAATGTTTTCGAGGATCGGCACCATCGCGCTTGAATAGGCCAGGGCGCCGCGCCATTGCTGCTCCAGTGTGATCCCCTTTTGGCGCTCAGAAAACGTGGTGACCATCGCCGCGAGACTCGCGATGTTCTGATTGTAGTCGTCTACGGCGTTAAAGCCTTTTTTGAATATATCTACCGCCGTGGCGATGGCTTTTTTGAGCAGGTCGGCCGCCGTGGTCCCCACGCCCATTGCCGTTGCCATCTGGAGGAACTGGCTCGATGCGGATTTGGAGGCATGATCTACCTCCGATAATGCCGTACCCGCAGTTTTTCCGAACTGCTGAATCACGGGCGATCCCTTGTCGTCCACGGAGATCGTCAGTTGGATGGTGTTAGCGTTTCCCATTCAAAGTTTCCTCGAGGACACCCAGATCTTCCCAGGTTTCCAGGGACAAATCGTTAGCCTTAAACGGGTACCCGGAGAGCCGTAATCTCCGGATACTGAACAACTGAACCGTGTAGGGATCAAAATCGTCTGCTTTTTTCTTTTCGCATTGAGAGCAGGTCCACTCAATCAGCTCCTCGCCGAACTCGGCAAGGCACTTCGCCTGTTCGCGCTCTCCACAGAGGCCCCGGCGAATGGCCTCCAGATCGGCTACAAAGGGTCTTTGTCCGGCTCTCCTCCCTCCGCATCCTCCCAATTGTCCTCGACGACTGGGAGGACTTCCAGGGCGTTGCTATTCACCTGCGGCATCGAGGATTCAAACGCATGGATTGCCAATCTTTCAATAATGTCCGGGGCAAACTGTTTTACCGTTGCCTTCCACTCGGGATCATAGTTCTCCTCCCCCGGCTTGGATGAAATCAGTCCCTTGCCTGGGACGAGAAATGCACCCTTTTCAAACCCCATCAGGATTGCGGCACCGGCCTTCATCCGGGTTTCGCCTATTGTGGCGACGATTTTGTTGTTCTGTCGAGCTACGTACCCATTTGTATATTTTATCCGTTCCGCCGTTGTGGGCATGCGGAAATAGAGCTTAATTTTGTCACCTGAAATATGATCCTGGAATGTCACCTCGTTGTGTTCGTTGCTTAATTCTCTGGGCATAATAATATCGCTCCTCTCTATTTATTTGGTCAGGGCGGGGATCACAGAAGATCCATAGGCGGGAGTTCCTTCCCGTCTGCCGCGGCCGCCCTGAAAGTTATGCCGCGTACGTCGCCTGCAGGTTTTTCACCTTCACGATCACGCTGCCATAGGTGTCATCCTCGAGGACCAGGAGTTCCCCGGCCTCGGCCAGCCGCTTGCCGTCGACCGAGATCGGCGCCGCGAGCAGTCCTACCTTCGGGAAAATATATTCCACCTGGTACTTGTGCGGGGAGTCGTAGACGGCCCCCTCGAGGAGGATATAAACGCCCAGGGTATCGTTATCCATGAGGTGCTGCTGCATGATAAATTCCCGGAACTCACGATCGAGCGTCAGTTTCTGCATCCTGCCGTCGCGCATGGCCCGCGAGGCATAGGTGCCGCCCGCACCGGGCACAAACTCCACCTTTATGTTGTTGTTGAGCGTACGGGTTATCTGCTTCACCTCTGCCTGCAGTTCCCGCCCGCCGAGGAAGGTAGATCCATTCCATTTCCCGCCGACCTTTATGGTCATCTCCGAGATCCTGAGCGGCGTCTCGTTGACCCGTGCGGGGAACGTCATCCAGCCGCTCTCCGTGGGGATATAAAGAACCTCGAACGTCGCATCCGTGGATTCGATAATGGTGCCGGGATCGACCCCGGCATCATACGCCACGGCAAACCCGGAGGAGTTGACCGGAATCGAGAACGTATCGGCGCCGATATAGGTGATCGTGTGTTCGGCGTTGAGCGCGGTCCAGTCCGCCTGCGTGATTCCCGAGATCGTGACCTTATTGCCGCTGGCCAGGCCGTGCGCGGCCCAGGTCACGACGCATGCCGCCGCCTTCGACAGTCCCTCGATGGCCGCCGCAGTGACGGCCGGCGTGATGGTGATGACCGCGGGGGTCGCGTCGGAGACCGCCGAATATGCCACGTCCCGATATTCTCCGCTGACGGGATCAAGGACGCGGACCTGCTGGACGTTTTGCAGTCTGGTAGCGGCATCGGCGCCCTGGACGGCGTTGGCCGCCAGCGTGATCGATGCGACGCGGATCTCCGCCGTGACGTTTTCCTTGGTGACGTTATCCGTATATTTCCCGGTCCCTTTGATTACGCCCGAAATTTTCGCCCAGGCATCGCGGGCAAAGGTCGCTGTAACGGAATCCACAAACCATGAGGCAAAGCGCCGGCGAAGCACCGTCTTTCCCAAGCGTGACGCTCCCGTCATTGACGGCTGCGAGCGGTCGGCATCGAGATCCCCGTCGATCGGCGTGATGGTATGCTGATAACCGGACCCCGCCGCGGCACTCGCAACAGATCCCAGTCCGTAACCTTCCAATAGAGCAAAATGCTGCGGCTGCGCCTTATCGAAGTTCATGGTGAACCCGGACGTCTTCCCCAGGTCATAGAGGGTGTCCGCCTCTTCCTTGCCCGTCGCCTCGTTTTCGTTCGATTCGCGCCGCGGCTCCAGGTTGGGGATATCGCCGATCGCGCAGAGCATTGTGGTATCGAGCGCCCGTTCGGTGTTGATGGCCGTTTCCCCCGTGTTCGCGGACACGGCGATCAGATTGTGTGTTGCCATGTAGCTCCGTGTCGTCATGATTTCACCTCACCTTTTTCCGTACGGACGGGTTTCATGACACTCGTCCCTACATTACGGTCGGTCCTCGCCGGTTTCTTTGTCTCGGCCGCTCGCACTCCGATTTCCTCAAAGCGTCGCGCTTCCCCCGGCGGGATCTCGCCGTAGAGCTGCCCCGGGGCGAAGGTCCGCTTGGCGAACGGCCCTTCCACCGGCGTGAACGATTCCTGTCCTTTTTTTAATCGATACATAGATTCCTCCTTTTTTTATGATTCAACTGCCGCCAGCCGGCATTCCGCATAATGGCAAAGCACACCGCCGAACGTCCGATGCTCAACCAGATCCACCTGCAGCCCCGAAAGTCCGGTCATCTCACCCCAGTCCGGACACGTGGACTGGCACGAGTCATTCAGGCTGTCGTTCGCCTCGAAGAGCCCGGCCAGGTCCTCGATGTGGTCGTCAAATATGATGCCCGTTGCCTCAGCATCCTGCACGGCCATGATCCGCCGGATCGAGATAATGTGGATCACTTCCTGGCCATTGACGAACCGCTGCTCGCGCCTCGTCCTCGCAAACTGGCAACCATTGATCCGCGAATCCTCATCCAGGAATCGCTTCAGAAATTTCGTGTAATCCGTCGTCAGACGATCGTAATCATGGACGACGCCGATCCCGGGAACCCCGGCAAGGATGGTCTTGATCTGCTCGCGGATCTGCCGTAGGTTGTCCAGGCTCATTTCTCCAACTCCCGGGCGATGGTGAATCCCGCCCTGTCAAATATCTCCCGTAATTTTTCCCAGTCTTCAATGAACGTCCGTTTGAACATGAACCGGCCCCTGAACCCCTTCTGCGTGACTTTCCGGACCGGGTGTCCCACGCCGGGCCACCACAGCGCCTTTTTATTCTTTGGCACGATTGTGATCATCTGGCCACGCGGGCCATAGATACCGGTGCCCACTTCCACGGGGTCGCCGTATTTGCATTGATGGCCAACGATGCCCTTTACCGGCGTGCCCATTTCGACCACCTCGCCGTGGATAGTGCTGCGGAGATGGCCGGTCCTGTACGGCGTTTTTTCCTTTACTTTTTTCTCTCCGAACGCTGTCGCCTCGTACATGGCGGACAGGAGCGCTTTCCGGATTACCTCCGGCGCCGTGCCGTCAAATATCTTCCCTTTCAGCGATACGACCGCTTTCAGTTCCATCAGCGCCTCTTCCGGTCGCTACGGGGATGAGTCAATCGCTCGCCGCCGCCAGGGTATTTCAGATCCAGATCCGCCACGGCCGTCGCCGGGGCGACCATGTTCTCATCCCTGAGCCCCAGGTGGTCGCGGTAGACTTTTCGGAATGCCTTCGCCCTGGCGGCGAAATCCCTGGCCTTGCTGGTATGATCCACGACGTCGGCCTGGATGGTGCTGTCCTGGTTCTGCGCGAACCAGGTCGCCAGCATCTCGCAATAGAATGCCGCCGCCAGCGCCTGGACCGCCTCGTCATCGACGGCCTTCACCGTGCCGGTCGCGTCCGTGCAGGTATGCAGCGCCGTATAAGTCACCCGGAAGGTTTCCGTCGCCGCCGGCACGTCCTCGAGGAACCGGAGATAATCGCCTGCCGGTTTGCGGTAAAGCATCCAGGCGTCCTCGTCGAGCACCTCAGCGGACTCGTCCGTATCGTCGACGGGGTATTCCACCTGCTGAATCATCGAGAACCCGTCGGACCACTCGGCGAGCAGCGACACGGCGTAATCGAAGACGCCCGCGCCTACCTCGTCTTCGATGACGATGCGCGGCTTATGCTTCGAATAGGTCTTGACCGCCAGGCCGATCGCCAGGATCTTTGCCGCCTCGCCGGGAGGGTATTCCCCCTGGACCAGGCTGCCCAGCGCCGTTATGTATTCCTGCCTGTTCATTATTTTCGCTCGGCTTCCTTCCTGTTCACCGCTCCATAACCACCGGAGAAAGGCCGCGGCGGAGGCGGCGTGAGAATCGGAGGGTTGCGATTAATCGCCTTCCAAATCCTGCAACAATCCGCATTACAGTCCTCAACACCGTGCACGTCGCATATCATTGACCGGCGCCTCCGTTAATTTTTGAAACCCCCGGTTACGCTGTAGGTGAACGATGTCCCACCGACCACATACTTGATCCGGATCCACTTGCCGAAATTCGTAATGGCCGCCCGGGTCTGGCCGGTCGCCGTGATCTGACCCACCGCCGTGTGCGTGTACCAAACGGAATTGTCCGGAGAAACCTGGACGGTGATATCCAGCGTCGAAGTGTCCGCCTCCGCGGTCACATTGATGAATATCTGCCCCTCGGTATAGGCGGAAACGTCGACTGCCGTGGAGTATCCCGTGGCCGCCGTGTAGGTCCCGGAGGAGAGCAGCGTCTTATCGCTCGTTTTCCGGTCATCAGCCGCCGCCGACCCGACGATGGACATCACAAAAATAGCTGCCAGGCTCACGAGGATGGCCACGAACGTGCCCATTCCCCCCCCGCTCCCTCTGACTACCTTGAACACGCTGCGCCTCATAACGTCCCTCCAGCGAATTTAAGGATGGGTTTCCGTTCCGCCTCCCAGATCCCAAGCCAGGCGGATCCCAACACCGCGATCGGAGGTACATGAAAACAGTACACCCCGAAACATGCCACCGCGAGTGTCGTAATTCCGCCGGCCGCCGAAGCTGATACTGGGTTCCGGACGATCATCCAGGCCGTGATGGCCAAGAAGCAGACAATAAGCAAGAGCGCTTGCAGACCCAGTTCGAATGCCGCCTGAACATATTCATTATCCGCCTGCAAAAACACATTGTTCATTTCCAGTTTCCCGTCTTTCAATTCGACCGTGCCGATCCGGCGATCGCCCGACGCGAGGAGTGGGAACGTATCATACCAACTGCCGAGACCCCGGCCCCATTGCTCCGAACGCATCGACCAGGCGGCATGCTTCCACGCGATCCAGCGGGGGTTCGTCACCATATTTTCCAGAGAATCGACGCGCCAGGACCAGACGATCCCTCCCATCAACAGGACCATGAGACCGATTGCCATAACCTTTTTGCTCCATCCAGATTTGAGGGCATACACAATCGCCCCCGCCGCGGCGGCCGCCACCCCAGTTGTTGTCGCGACGACGACCATTCCCGACAAGATCGGCGGTAAAAGCCACCATCGCTTTGTCCTCGTGCAAGCAAAGATCGTAAGGGCAAAAAAAATGCTGGCTACATCCGGGTTGAACGGTCCAGCGTGTTGCGGCGCAAAATCTGACCGGATGATCCCGCACTTCTGCCAGAGCATCCACATCAGGAGCAGCTCGGCTGCTACGCACATGCCGTCCATCGCGAATTCCCGATACCGCGGGTTCATGCGTCGAAATCCCTCCGCAGCCGACAGAAATACGGCGATCGTCATTAACTCAAGATACGCCTCAGCCTGGGCAGGAAGGATAGTGGCGGTCCTGATCAGTGCGAGCAGGAAAAAACCCCTCCACCACCAACTGGAGAGGACGGTTATAAATGCCACGCCCCCCAGCCAGATGGAGATGAGCTGCCAAGAGAAGGCGAGAGGCATGCCCTCCGCCGGGATGATGCAGAACATCAACCCGGGGATGGCTGCCAACAATATGATCTCGTACAGTTTCACGAATTAATACCCTGCTCCATTGGACGAAGGTGGTACAACATTGATAAAATATGTGGTTGACGTTGTCGCACCTGCGCTGCCCGGCATGACGAAGCCGACGGGCTGCGCGTTGGTGGGACCGGTCGTCGTCAACGTCCCGGCGGTTTCGGACAAGAATACCCGGAGTCCCGGGGTAACCGCTGTCTGTCCCGCGAGTACCCCGCTCACGACAATCTCCACCGTCGCTCCCGTGGCTCCGCCCTTGCCGACGATTCCCACTGCCGGCCGCAACGCTGAATCGTTTGCGTCTGCTTTATATGCTTTCCCGTCGGATCCGGAGATGCAAACGACGTTTCCCGTCGCCAGCGTCTCTCCTGCAGTTGCCGGGAAGCGTGTATACACCTGCTTCCAGGATCCGGCCGCCATGACGGGCATGGCACACAGCATCATGAATAAAAACGCCAGTGCGGCGAGAGTGAATCTCATGCGTAAAGACTTTCTCATTTCGTTCCCTCCTGAAATAGTTGAATCCTGAATTTATGTGCTGGGCGGATTGCTCCGCCCAGCGTACATATACGTTTGAGCGGACTACCCGGCTACGACGGACTCATCGAAGCCGCGATAATCGGCGATTTCCCATTCATACTCGTGCCGCTGCTTGTACTGGATCTTGTCCGCGAGGAACATCTGCCCGACGAGCGGATTGTCGGCAACGAACAGTTCCGGTTCCTCCCGGCCGTTCAGGAAGGCAACTTCCATGAGTTCCACATCGCCCGGATCCGCGATCAAACCCCAGTCGTTGACATCGGTCGCCAGTTTATTGACCAGGATCCGCTCGTGGTTTGTCCCGAATCTGCCCGCATGCGGGTTGACGGTCCCGGCGATCGGCCAGGGCGAGTTTAACGCCTTGGCGATTTCCAGGCCGGCCCTCGGCACATGCATGTACTTCGGCTCCAGGCAAAGCTTTTCTCCGGAATCCTTTTCCGTCTGATCGAACATGGCAACCAGGCGATTCGTCAGTGTGGCGATTCCCGTGGCATCGTTTGTCAGCGCTACCGATCCCAGATTCGCATGATCGATATGGAACACGTTTTTGCTGTCACCCTTGAACGTGGCGTTGCTGTTGATCTTTGCCCAGCCGCGCCGCGCAAAGGTTCTCCTCGCCGCCCGTCCGACGCGGGAAATCATGACAACGACGGATTTGAGATCGTCGTTGATTACGGTCTTGCGCGTGATGGTGAAGAGTACCCCCTTCTGGTTCACGGCATAGGTGACTTCCTCGTCCGTTACCATCGTGATTTCCTGGTAATCCCCGCTCTCCGGATCGACGTCGGGAAGGTCGCCGAAATACCCGACGTTGATGGACTCCATCGTCTTGAAGTCCTTCGCGTTGCGTTTGTAGCTGATGAGCGCGGCCTCGTTATAGTCGACGGCCTTATATTCCTGGACGAGGCGCCGGTACATCGAGTTGCCCAGGACAAAGGAGAAACTGGCCGAGCTATACGCTGCCGGCAGCCGGAGCATGTCCATGATGGACGTTCCCTGTTTGATCGCCTGGGGCGAAGGGACCCCCTTCACCTCCGCGTCCCCGGTCAGCCGGGTATAGGCGGCGCGCAGAGACTCGAGGGCGGGGACGTCCTTGAACTTGTCGTCCACCGTGACGCCGAAGAGTTTATCCATGGCCGCCTGGAGCCGTTCCGGTTCCTCGGTCCCGATCCGGATCTGGCCGGAACCGGAAACGGAGCCGGAACCGGTCAGGTTGTCGACTTTCTCTTTTTCCTTCTTGATGGCCGCCTGGAGGTGCGCCGTTTCGAAGACCTTCCCTTCGTATTCTCCCCGGATATCCGCCTGACAGATTTCAGGGAGCCCGCTTTCTCTCAACTCGTCCTTGAGCGTGACGCCGCATGCCTGCACCCTCATCTGGTTGAGGAGCTCTGCAGCTTCTTTGTTCTGTCCCTTGCCTGCCATGGCGGCAGTGACTGCCGCTGTGATCCGGGCGTCCAGATCCGCCGGCAGGGACGGTCCTGCCGCCAGAAGCGCGATCACTTCGTCCTCTGTGACCGTCTTCGCGGTCACCTTTGCCTCGATCTTCTCATAAGCCTCGGGGCGGTGCTGCTTTAACGCTGCCAAAAGCTTTTCCAAATTCATTTCCCTTTCCTCCTTCTGACCGCCCCGTGCAGCCGCGGCCATTCTTAGAAATTTCCCCCCCGCAATGGGGTCATAGACCACGTCGACGCTGTCGACGCGGATGATCTTCTCCACTTTCTGTGGTTCTCCGGAGCGGCCCTTCGCCGCCTGAACGAAGATGTCATGCGAGAGACCCAGCAGATCCGGATTTCCCTTTTCGAATGCGTCGACCAGCCCGTCACGCAACCACTTCGCCGTTTTCAGCAGGACAAGCCTGCCGCCGAGCCCTGTGCTATTGCCCTTTGGATTGGACACCCAGCCGACCAGGTCCCGGACCGATTTGCCGTACGGGTTGGCCGGGTTGTCATGCTGTCCCTGTGAGAGCGCGAACACCCGGGCGCCGTTGTACACAGGCGCCGCCGCATGCAGGACCGCCAGGGCATAATCGGCGATCCCCTGTTTGTCTGTTCCGGCATCGGCGATCTGGACGTCCCACCGGTAGCCGTAATCCTCGTCCTTTTTATCGCCTACGGAGGCCGTGATCCTGGAGGCCGCCTTCACCTCCACGTAGGTGCGCTCCACCTCAACGCGATCACCCAGGGTGACCTTGTCGTCCTTGATCGTGTAGGGAATCTGGTACATCTTGCCCGCCTGTTCATCCTTCGCGATCACGTGATCGGGGAATACATCGCAGACCCACAGGTCGGGCAGGGCTTCCCGAAGCATGTCGCCAATTGCGTTGAAGCTCATGTCCATCGATGCCGCTGCCAGGAGCCGGATGCTGGTTAAATCCCAGTTATCGCCGACAATCAGGCTCTCCCTGCCTTTTCCGTTAGGACGCATTTGCACCGCCCCCCTTTCCCTTTTCCTTCGGCCCAGGGGCAGGTTCTTTAGCCACCCGGTGCTTCTGGCCGTCCTTCGCGACGATCACGACTGTATCGCCGAGATCCTTCCAGTCCAGAACATCGTCCGGTGTGAGAGACCTTTCGACGGGGAAATGCTTGGTCTTTTTCTTTCCACCGTCCCCCTGTGTTTCCTTTGCTTCCGACGTCGTGAACTTCAGCCCCTTAATCAATTTTGCATCAATCGGTGTTGAACTCATACTTTCCTCCTTTTCAAATGAAATTTGGTTTGGTGCCTCAAGTCCTGCTTTTATTGCCAGT